CAACTCCATTTTTTTTCAGTGATAATGAAAACAGGCAAATGCCCCTTCTTCTGAGCAGACACAGCGGCTTTGACAAGCGCAGTCGTTTTTGAAGAGTTCGAGTGACCGAGGAACATATTGATGTTACCCAAAGCAGGACCAGGTATACCGCAACTATTATGGAAAGCTTCACCGACTTCATAAAAGTCTGTTTCTTTATATTTTGTTTTTGTGGAATATTTGTCTTTGATTGCATCTAATGAAAATTCTTTTTTCTTTATTGCCATAAATGTCTATGATTTAAATTGTTTGTTGTTTAAAAATAACAAAGGGTAGGCACTTTGTCTATACTTGTACCTACCCTTTTATAAATTAGAATGGTAAATCACCATCTGGCTCGGCTTCTGCCTGTGGGTCATTGTATGAACCACCACCAATAGTTTCTTCGTTTGCGGTACTGTCACCATAAACATACTTACCTAAATCAGATGACCATCTTGGAGTCTCTCCACGAGCGATTGCTTCCAAATACTCAACAGGCTTCTTAGAGTAAACATCAGCCCAAGTAAGTGGGTCTTCAGTCCAAGTCTTAGCAGTTTCAGTATCTGTGTGAACAGGTGATGGGTCGTCATGCATTACAGTTTGGATAACTGTGTAGGTAGCACCTTTAGGAGTTTTCGCTTTAGCCAACTCGATGATTAAATCACGTCCGTTAACAGGGTCAGTGATATCACCTTTAGCTTTCCAAATAGGAATAATTTTATCAAGGATACCTTCGTTTTTGTAATTGTGTTTAAAACGCCAGAACTTAACTCCGTCCGCTTCGTTATCACGGTCAATTACTTTAACGATATAGAACTTACGAGGTTTGTATGATTTTGCAAGTTCTTTGTCAGACTCTTTACCTGTTGACATTAATTCATCGTGAATTTCAGTCAAAGGTGAACGCTCATTGTCGTTCTTTCCTGGGTCATAGATTTTATTCCATTTACCCTCAACTTGTACTTCGTGATACCATACTTCTTTGAAGGGTGAAGACCCATCAGGTGTAGGTAAGATACGAAGACGTTTCTGTCCTGAGTTTTCATTTTGCGTTAAGATTGCCGCAAAATATTTTTTCATTCTGTCTTCTTGAGACATTTTGTTTGCAGAGCTACCTCCGCTTTTCGCTTTTTCATACTGAGCGAGTACAGCATCTAGGGAATTTGTCGCCATTTTGTTTGTATAATTTATTAGTTAATATTCAAGTATAAGTGTGTCAGCCGTGATAGTCAAATTTGAAATTTTAGAATTTCAAAGGTTTGTATTGTGTTTCATCTCCAAAGTCATTAAAAGTACCTTTAATTTCTGAAGGAGTAAAATCTTCTATTTCATCTGTAGTTAAAACATATTCATTTTTTCCTGATTTTTCCATATCTTGTTCTTTATCAACAAAGAAATCAGATAGTTTTTGATTATAGGGTCCTGAATCTAAACTTCTTAATTCAAGTTTTTCTTGTGGTGTTTTTTCACGATATTTTTCAATCTTAGCTTCAATATCATTTAACTTTGTGAAAATACCTTCCATATCACTTAATTTATTTTCTAAACTAGAAAGTTGATTAAATAAGTTATTAAAGTATTCTTCTTGTTTCGTTTCAATATTTTGTTGTGATTTTACCAAATCAGTAATTTCTAATTCTTCGGTACCTGTTTCTTCAGAACCTTCATCACCAACTTTTTCAACATCTGGGTCATTTGCAATATCAACAGGTTCAGTTTCTGCCGGTGGGGGTGTAGTACCTTCCTCAGCACCTGCTGCCGGAGGTGTTGTAGCCGTATCCTCAGGAGCGTCACCAGTAACCGCACCAGGTGGTGGTGGGGGAATTGCAGGTCCTGCCTCTTGTTCTAAAATATAATTATTAATTTTATTATATCTTCTTAACTCTTCAATAATTGTCTGAGAAATTGCCATTATTATCCGTTTAATAGTTGTTTGAAACCTTGTGTTGTTTCTACGTTTATTTTTTTATTAGTATGAAGAGTATTATTAACTCTTTCAATTAAACCATCTTTCATTCTGATTGTATAACAATCTCCGGTATCTAAGTCACAAACTTCCTTAAAACCATTTCCTTTATCGGTTTCAGTTATTCTTGTACTTTTACCAAGATATCTGTCTAAAATTTCTTTAGTACTCATAATTGTTTTTTATTATAAATATATCTTTATTATAAAGATGACACTCTGTCAAAATACTTTTTAATGTTATTTTGTAATTTTTCTAATTCTGTTTTATTTTTTTCTTCAAATAAGTTATAATCTATATCTGTAGTATATGGAAAATATTTTAAATAACATTTTGCAAATTCTTTTGCGTATTCCGTTGAATCAATAAAGTTATTAACTTCTCGTTTAAATATCGGTCCAAATCTAGCATTTAATAATTTAACACTTTCTTCTAAATTTTTAAAAACAAAATAACCCTGACTAACATTTTTTATCTCTAAACAAATATATTGTTTATCAATAATATATTTTTTATTAGTTCCTCCAATAATGTCAGTACTCGCCGGAACATTACCCAAATTATTGTTATAAACTGTTAATCCAGAACCATTATCATTCTCTAAAAGTATTAAAGTATATATTAATTTTTTTATTTCCGAATCACTAATTAAACTAATAACAAAAAATTTAATTTCGGAATAAGATTTAGGTGTTGTTATTATTTCAGTAATAACAAATTCTGAGAATGTTGTAGAAGTAAGAACACAATTTGCCGTTGATGGTTTAGGTTGATTATTAATATTATCAATTGCTGTAGATGATATTTCACTTTGAGTTCTATTAGGTAATGGGGTAATAGAATTTTGAGATGTTTTGCTTTGTGATATAATATTTTGTAAAAGTTCTCGTTTAATTGTTTGTAACAATTGGTCAATTGTCGGTAATGTAAATACACTCATCCTAGTACCTGTAAAACTTGTGTCAAAATTACCACTACTTATTGTATGTGATACACTTGTAATTAAATATGTACCACCAAATAATGGCATATTTCTTAAAATAAAATACATTGTAGGTTGTATCATAACATTACCAAATGTATTAACCGAAGCCTCGTAACTTCTTAATTTATACAAATTATATAATGAAACGTTTTGAGTAGATGTTTGAGTACCATTTGCCAAATTCGCCATTTCATATTCACGATATAATGATTCACTTGTTGGTTTTCCTAAATCTTGAGAAACTGTAATGTTTTTAAAAACACTTTGATTTTGAAGTCCGAAATCAACCGCAAAACCAACTACTTTATTTGATAGTCCGTAATCAGTTTTATCTGTTAATTTGTCAACTAATGGTTGTTGAGCGGCTCTTTTTAAATCAAACCCGTCATTATTATACCCATTTGCAGTATCAGGATTTGCCAATTGTTTAGAAGCTTGGTCAACATATATACAAACAAATTTTGTTTTTGTTGACTGATAATCAACATTAGTAAAAACACCAAAAAGTGAATCCGCAAAACTACCTCCACCAAGGGCTTGTGGTTGAGCATTTAAATCAGGAGTGTTTACCCCATAAAAATTAATATATCCTGGAATTACAAACGGTTGGAAATGGTGGTCTAAGACTATTGAGTTTATCACATCAAATAAATTAGCTTCATATTTCTTTAAATAATTTTTTACTTTAAAAATATCAACATAAATTTTATCACCTATATTTCTATTCGCCCTATCAACAAATAAAAAATCTTCAAATAAAGTTTCGGAATTATAGTTAGTACCCGCCACCCAAGTATCGTTAATTGCTTTGAACTTTTCATACTTTTCAACTTTAGATTGTAATCCATCAATAGGTGCCGGGTCAGAACTATAAGGATTTATTTTTCTTATTACTGGTAAATTTTTTGATAATTCTATAAACGTTTGATTAAATAAACTTGATAGTTCATTATTAAAATCACTTAGTATATTATCAATAACAAATACAAACCTGTCTTTAGTGAATGGAGCGGATGTCATAGTTACCTCGCTAAAATCCTTAAATCCTAATTTTTTTGTAGCAAAAACTTTAATAACATTCTGATAATATATTATATTATTACTATTAAACTCAATATTCATTGTTGGGAAGAAATCCGTAATAAATGAACCATTACTACTGTAAACTAATTCGGGTATAGTTGAAAATCCTACATATAGTTCTAAAGTTTTCCAAGCATCGGGATATAATAATTGTGATTCCAATAATGTTATTGTTCCTTCTGATGTTGGTAAAGACTCGTTAATATACCCACCAGGTGGTATAGTATCTAATAACGGGTTTGATGAAACACTACTAAAAATTCTTTTATCGTATTTTTTAGGATTACCGATTGAAATTAATTTATTAAAACTAATATGATTATTTAAGTCACTAAGTGGTGAACCCATTTGATTTTCTTGTATACGAATATACGATGTTGGTATATCATATTCATCAGGTTTTATTTTAGTAGTTAAAATATTTTTAAATACGTTATAAAATTTTTCTATTTCGGTATCTTTTTCTGGTGACTTTGCATAATTTAAGAAAACATTTTCAATAACATCTAACTCATCTTTTGAAAAAATTGAAAATATTTCTTCGATTGAAGAGTAATCATCTTCACCAAATAGTTCAAATGGTGTTTGTGTATCTGTTGCTCCTGTGTATATTTTTTTCAAATATTTGTCAAGGGGGTTCATTATAAATTGTGTGGTGTCAAAATACCCATAATTAGGTGCCCCCCAAAATAACCTGACACTACCATTATACATACTACTATTATTAACCAAAGAATTTCGAGTATATCCACTTCCTGAAGAACTATCAATCATTTCAGCAATCAATTGATTATTTGTTCCCGATGATGTTTTATCATATAAACCAAACGATGGCGTTATTACATATTTATCCGCTTCAATATCTTTAACTAATACACTTATAGTGTTTATTCTTACACTTTTTACACTACCAGGTGTTGTAATAATATCAGAACCTATTGTTGTCCCTGAACCATCTAATAACCAAATATTTTTTGACGTAATTGCGTCATTAATTTTAGTTTGAATATTAATTGTGGTATCTGTTGGTAAAAACAAATTAACACCATTAACCAAATAATAAAAATCGTTAATTAACTTCGGGTAAAATCCTAAAACAAATCCTTGTGAAAAAGGTTCGTTTTGTTGTAATACAATTGTTTTATTTTGAATAACGTATGGAGTATTTGTCTGACCATTAACAGGGTCATAGTTATTAGCATAATCAAAATTATTCCAAATATTTGAGAGAATATCAACACCATTTTCTTTCCAATTTTTATATCTATACCATATAGACCCAAGTTTTGCAATCCACGGAAGTGGTAAAGCGTGAACCGCTGAATATTTTTTTAGAGTGGTTGAAATGAAATCATTCTTTAGAGTACCAGCTAAATTAGATAAATTTGATAAATATCTTTCTTTTGTTGTCGCCAAAGGTAAACTATTTAAAAATAAATAAGAAGCACTTATGTAAGGATGGTCTGAGTCATTTCTTTCATTTTCAATACCTTCTTGTATTGCGTTTATAAAATATGGTGTATTAAGAATTGAAGTTGTTTGAGATTGTACCAATTTAGAATTAGTACATGTAATTTTTCCTTCAGTAAGAATATAATCTTTAACTTCCCTATTAGTATAAAATGTATTTAAGTTTAAACTTGGGACATTAATTACATTACCTGTTATATTAACATTTACCAACGGTAAATTAAGTGAATTATTATAACCTAATAAACCAATTGTTTTATCTATATTGTAATTCGCAATCCTTTTATTAAATAAATTATAAGATAATGAAGACTTTGTACTATATATTATATCTTTAGTTAAAATTGAACCGTTTTCTAAATTATTCTGACACCAATTTAAATCAATAAATGGATATATGTCTAAAGAATTAGTTGTATATACCGCATTTTTTAACATGTCTTGTACTAGTGTTAGCACTTTTGTGGTAACTAATTGACTTTGGACCGGTAAATCGTTATCTAAAATTTTAAAATTTGTTTTAACATCATCAATTAAGTATTGTGTTGTAAGAAAACCATTTGAATATTTCGCATAACTAACAGGAAATGTTGATAACAATCTATTAAATGTTACCACATTTCTAGCTTCTCCATCTTTAAGAATGTCAATTATTTCACCACCATCATTTTTAACCCCTTGATTTATATTTAAAGATTCAGACTGACTTAAAAACGGAAGAATACTATTAATCCCTAAATTCCCTGAAAATCCATTAAGTGTTACAATTAATTCTAATCTTTCCATAATTTCAAAAAAGAAATCAGGTAACACTAAATTACTATATGGGGTATTTGTTGCTATGGTATCAAAACCTGAAATTAAATTCCTTAAAACGACATTTGAGTTTTCTACCAGCTGAGAAGAATTTTGTGGTGGGCTTTTCATAATAAAACCTTTAACATATTCTTCAACAAATTCTACTTCAGGCCAAGCCTCATAATCGTTACCTCCTGTTTGATTTATAAAATTTGGGTCACCAGGATATTGTATTTCAAATTTTTCAACACCATCAATTGTTTTTGCAACAACATATTGAGGCCATGGATAAATAGGAGAACCTTCATTAGGTTTTTTATCAAAATCCGTTATACTTTGTTGTCTTTTTGGGTTTTCTCTTTGATTAAATGCGTTAGTGTGTACGTCTTCTAACAACAACAAGTAAGCTTCTGCAGATGCGAGAAGAATACCAATAATATTTCTAATTGTTGGTTGAAACCCAATTCCTTTATCAGATGACTTTAATATTTCCCCTAATTTTTCTGAAAGTGTGAATTCTATTTCATCTTTGTAACCATTTAATTTTGTTTTAATTTTTTGAATATAATTTGTAAATCCGTTTTTACCTTGGTTAGTAAAAAGATATGGGATTTTATCTATATTAATATTTTTCGCTAAAGTCTTTTGAATTTCATCGTCTAACTTATCAATTTCTGTTGGTTCGACATCCGTACCCCCTCCCCTTCTTTTAATTATTGTTTTTTCTTTTTGAAAATCACCTTGTCTTAAACGTGGTGTTAAAAGATTTAAAATATCGTCACTTTTAATTGGTATGCTATATAATCCTCCACTATCACCAAATGTTAAATTATTATTAAGAATTGCAACTTTTGTTTCTATTAATTGTTTTAATTTACCGTAAGCTTCTTTAGGTTTAATTGGTGGTGTTAATGTAAGATACGTATATACATTAATATCACTATCATCTTCTTTTACAACAAAAGGTTTTTTTAAATCAAGATATGTATTAAACCAAGATTTACTATTTAAAAAAACTTCAGAATTTATTTCATCTAAAATTCTTAGATATTTTTCATAATCAGTTAATGGATTTAATGAAAGTTGACCTAGGTTTTCTAAATTAGCATCTATAAATTTATCTAAATTAGTTATTAATGATTGTACTGTTAACTCCGGAAAATCAGGAGGTAATAAACCTTTTGATTTATATTTTTTATATACTTCAATAATTTTATCATTACCCAAAAATACTTTTGAAGTTGAGAAATTTTGTGTAGTATTGTTATCTACAACAACACCCTCATTAGAATAAAAAATTCTTTCTGTCTCATACATCTGAGGAACTGCATATAAATCAGTCATAAACAAATCTCTTAAAACTGAAAATGTAAACGATTTAAGAGTTAATGTTATTTCAAAATTACCTGTTGAGGAATTAAATGCTCCATGAAATTTATCAAGTACTAATTGATATCTTATAGCCTTACCATACCATCCTTTTAATGTTAAATAAAAAACGGGATACGGTAAGTTAAAAAATGCAGAATAAATTGAGTCATTTCCACTTTCAAATAAGGCTCGTCCTCTTATGTCTTCTAAATTTATTGTAAACTGAGCAACATAAGGTTGACTTACTTTATAACTAATTTGAGTGATACCTAACAGTTCACCATTTACTTCGTCAGCGGTTCTAGATTGTGATTGTAATTCAGTCCATTTAGTAGTTAAAAAATCTTCACCAGTTGGTTTTAAAAAATTAATTTTACCAAGACCTAACGTTCTAAGTTGTTTGTCCCCACTACCAACAATTAATTTACTTCTTGGTTGTAAGTTACATTCCAAATTAGCATACATTACTAATTCTTCTTGTGCAATGTTCCTTTGGTCAACTTGACCACCAGGTAAATCGACTTTATTTGGGTCAACTACAAAAATATTTTGATAGTCATTTTCAATGTGTATATTACCTGCCATAATAGAAGAACTGTTGCTCTAATGCTCCTTTATAATCTAATAAGGAATTAATCAAAGGGAATGGTATAGTTAAAATGGCGTTATTAGGAATATTAATTTCAGACCCACCATATTTACCATTCGCTTGTAAAATTAACCAACCAAAAAATGGTGTTCCATAATATAGTTGTGATATTTTATCTAATCTTGATTGACCAATAATGTATATATGTTTTTTATCAGTTGATTTAGGTAATAAATTAACATAAGGTACAACTGTTTGTTGACCATTAACTATAAAACTCTCATATCGATTATAATATTGTAACGCCATTAGTTAAATTGTTTTTTACCATTAAAAGTATTATTATCATCATTTGTATTAACAGATGAAAATAAATTTCTTAAACTAGTTAATTGTGTATTTGTAACACCTGATGTTGTGAAATTATACACCCTTGGTTCTTTAATTGTTGAATTGTTTATTTGCGGATTATAATTAAGATATTGTTGTACCTCAGGTTTGTCTGTAAACGCTTTAAAACTTCCAACTATTGTGTAATTCCAAGCGTCTAATGTTTCAGTAATACTACCTACTGTTGTCTCAACCCTATCTATGGTCGCACCTGAGGAACTCAGAATAGGATTGATAGTTAAATCTTTAATAAATTGTTCTCTTTTAGTAGAATCTTTTAGGTCATCATAAAATAATGTAAATAAAAGATTATTTGAATCTGAAACAATTTCCCCTTCTAAAATATTAACCAAATAATTAGTATATTCAAAATATGGTGAGCCACTACCACTAGGTAAAAATTGGTTAGCTGAAAGCAAATTATAAAAATTTGTAATACCTGAACAAACTAAAGAATATGCGTCATTAAAATCAGTATCGGTGGATATTAGATATCCTTTAGGTTCT